CAGGAGCCAATATTCAGGGGCAGTGGCACACTTCACTGGCACAGACGATAATGAACGCTTTATGACTCCTTTTGGCACCACTCCCTCAAGAGTTATAATGCTTGATGGTGTGTTTTTAGCTGTCAACGTAGAGAAATGTCTTGAAACAGGCGTTAAGTTTGACGAATCAAATCCTGCACGATTCCATTATTATGATCTCGATTTCTGTTTAAATGCTAATAAGGCAGGATTAAAGTTAACAACATATCCTATATTTTGTAGTCACCGATCTCACGGATTAACTAAACCAGATGAAGAATTTTATAAAGGTCAAAAATGGTTTATCAATAAATGGACTTGATATTTAAGTAAAGTGTGGTAAATTGTTACAAAGGATTAATTAATTATGGCTGAGAAGCAATACGGAAATTTAAATTACGAAGTTATTGATATAGGATATCCTTATTGTCCTTATTTACCTATTGGTGCTAAACCAATTACTAGAGCTTTAATGACCAGAACAAATGTAGCTCCACCACCTTTAGCAATGCCGGGTTCTGATTTACCACGAGTTATTAACTATCTTGCAGATTATTCTGGTTGTGGTTACTGGCGTATCGGCGCACCTGAAATGTTATTAAACTATGGTGGTAAGATGGTTGTGAATACTCTTACATCTATGGTTATCGATCCAAGATTTTATCTCACTGGTTATAAAGCTATCAAGATTCAAAGACAAGCTACTCCTGTACAAAAGGAATTTGCTAAATTCTTGAGAATGATGGGTAGTAATCACGATTTCAAAGTTATTTATGAAGTCGATGATATCGTCTTTGGTGAAGATATTCCTCTTTATAATCGTTGCAGAAGTGCTTTCGTTGATCCTGAAATTAGACAGAGTATTGAAGATATTATTCATATGTGTGGTGAAATGATGGTTGTTTCCGACTATATGAAGGAATATTACAAGAGTAAGTTAAATATCAAGAATGTTACAACTATTCCTAATTATGCTCCTAAATTCTGGTTTGATCGTTTCTACAATGAAGAAAAGATTTTAAAAGATTATCAGGCTAATAAAGCTCGTCCTAAGATTTTAATCACTGCATCCGGGACACACTTTGATTGTGTAAATGCAACTGGACAAAAGGATGATTATTCTCATGTCTTACAAAGTATTATTAAATCACGTAAAGATTTTCAATGGATTTTTCTTGGTGGACACCCATTGTTATTACGTCCTTACATTGATAATGGAGACATTCAATTTGTACCTTGGGCGCAGTTGTTAGATTTCCCAAATACAATTAGTAAAATGTCGCCACAAATGACTATGGCTGCATTAGAATCCAATCACTTTAATAGAGCAAAAAGTAATATTAAATTAACGGAATCCTGTCATTTAGGTATCCCGTTTTTCGGACAAAAACTTGAACCTTATAAAGATGCTTTTCATCAATTCAATACAGGTAGCGAAATGATTGATCAGATGAAAAGTGTGGTAATTGATGTAGATACTTACATGGCTGATGTTAAACGTCATAGAGCGTTTGGTGATAATTTATGGTTGGACGACCATCTCCAGGAACACGTAGAAATGTACACACTACCATTTGGACACCAAGATCGCAAGGCTATCATTAAACTTAATCCTGAACAGTTGATTAAATAAATGGTGTTTGGTTATTAAAATTTATATCAAGTATCTTATTACTTTTCTGTATATTTGTAGTTGCTAACATTGGTCTAGTATTTTGATAATTAAAACATTGAAACTGTTCAGTAGTATCAAGTAAATTGAAAAATGTTATCGGAATTATGTGGTCGATATGCCACACTTTACCATAATTTTCCCATGACATATTATCATTAAATTGTAATTCTAAATAATGTTTATAGTTGTTTATAGAAATACCAAGTAGTTGTAAACTATGACCAGATTTGATATTATTTTTTAATCCTTTATTTATTCTATCTCTAAGCGTTACAGAAAGTTTGAATGATACATCATTTTGTTTTCTAATTTTTTGATAATCTTTGTGATAATTAGGATTACGTTTATCCCAATTTTTATTATTCTGTTTTCTATTTATTGGATTATTTATTATCCAGCTTTTACTACGAGCTTTACATAAATCAGCATTTTCTGAATAATATTTTCTATTATAATTATCTTTATAATCAGGATTTAATTCGTGCCATCGATTTAAATTCTTTTGTATTTTCTCTGGATTATTTTTACGATATTGTATATTAGCAAGTTTACAACATTTTTTACACTCAGTACTTAAACCATCCCATTTGGATTTATTTTTATTAAATTCACTAATCGGTTTAGAAATTTTACATTTAGAACAAACTTTAGTAACTTCTTGAATCTTCTCTTCCATTTTGACATACTCCTTATAAATATTTGAGCAGGACAGCAAGTAGTTTACTCCGCTTGTTTCAAGGTGATTGCAAGTCCCTTGATTACTGCTCTTTTAATTATTTAGTAAAATGCCTTGCAATTCAAGTTAAGTATGATAATCTTATATGAAGAAAGAGAAAATAAATTATGACAACAATATATACACAAGACGAAAAAGATACTGATCTAAATAAAATGGAACGTTTAATAAATAAATTGACGATTTTACAATTAGAAGATGAAATTCGTAGATTAGAAGGGTTGCGTAAATTAAACGATCCATCATGAATCCAGAACAGAAAGTAAATTAATATGAGTAGAATTTTCTATGATACAAGTGCAAATATGTGGAAAGTTGCTGATGCATTGTTAAACGATATTAAAAATTTACCAGAAACATCTGACACAAGACCATCACCAAAAGATGATACACCTGTTACAGCCTTTGATGGTACGACAGCAATAAAAATATTAGTCACTATAAATAATGTTACATTATGTACGGAACTATCTATAGGAACAGTTCAGGATATGTTAGTCATGGATTCTACAATAGACCTAGAAAAGATGTTTGGTAAATGTGTACTTGAACATATTAATGCTTTGACGAAAAGACATTGACACAACCCTATAATATGATATGATGTTCGTATGTACAGAAATATAGTATACAGTAATTATAACAAAGATATCACACTTTGGACTTGGGATTCAGAAGGTAATAGGGTTATGGAAAAATACCCCTTTAAACCTTATCTTTATGTAGATGATCCCAATGGTAAAGATGGTGTGTCTTTATATGGAGCAACACTCCGCAAAATGGAATTTGCTGATAAAAGACTTCGTGATAAGTTTTGTTTATCAACTGCAAAAGTTTATGGTAAGCTTCCACCTGCCCAACAATTCCTCATTGATAAGTACAACGGTCAAAATAAAAAAGACGATTTCGATCTTTATCCATTGAAAATTTATTCAATCGATATTGAAACATATTCTGTCAATGGATTCCCCGATCCTAAATTAGCAAATGATCCAATCACTCTTATTAGTATACATAATTCAATTGATGATGGTATTTACACCTTCGCATTAGGTAATGATTATCATACATCTGATGATAAGGTTATCTATAAGTGTTATGAGACAGAAGAAGAAATGTTAAAGGCGTTTATCAAATTCTGGCGTAAAGACTTTCCAGATGTCGTAACAGGTTGGTATATTGATGGATTCGATATTCCATACATCTGTAATCGTATCAATAGAATTTATGGCGAAGATGATGCTTGTAATCGTTTATCACCAACTGGTAGAGCTTGGAAACAAGATAATGTTAAAAAGCGTTTGCAGGATTATGATCAACTTTGGACAATCGAAGGCATCAGTATTCTCGACTATCAATACGTTTATAAAGTATTCACCAGAGAAAAACGTGAATCTTATTCATTAAATGCTATTGGTGAAGAAGAATTAGGTTCAGGTAAATTACAGTATGATGCTGTATCTTTAAGTGAACTTGCTACAAAAGATTGGCATAAATTCGTAGATTACAATATTCAAGATGTAAAACTTCTAGTAGAATTAGAGGCTAAATTGAAGTATTTGAAGACTTGTAGATCACTTTCATATAAAGGATTGGCAGGTTTACCTGCTAGTGTAAGCACTATTGCCATTGTAGACGGTCTAGCGACACAACAAGCTTTACTTGATGGTAAGATACTACCAACCTTCAAGAATGGTGGTAAAGAGGATTTTGGTGGTGGTTTCGTGCGTCCTACACAAGAAGGATTACATAAATCTATTCTTTATTACGATGCAGATTCTTTGTATCCTAATACGATTGTAACGTTAAATATTTCACCTGAAACTAAATTGGGTAAAGTGCTTCGAATGGATGTTGAAAAAGATGAATACGAGTTCATGACTACATCTGGCAGAAAGCATACGTTCAATAAAATGCAGTTTGATGAATATATTAGACGAGAGGAAATTTGTATTTCTAAGTCCAATATTATGTTTACACAGAAGACTAGAGGTATTTTCTCTGAAATTATTGAAGAGATTTATGCAGAACGTGTAAAAATCAAAACCGAAATGAAGCGTATTAGCGATCTAAACGCAACCCATCCTGATGATGTTATTAAGAATAACTACCAGATGGAACAGTTGGATACTGCACAATATACTATTAAGATTTTGCTTAATCGTATTTATGGTTATTTCGCACAGGAACATGCAGCTTTATATGACATTGATCTAGCTTCCTCAGTTACTTTAACTGGTCAAGCAGGTATTAAAATTGCAGCAAAATTCGGTAATGATTATCTAGTAGCCAAAGGTGGTTTGGAATATGATAGTGTAATCATGGGTGATACAGATAGCGTAGTGTTTGGTATTCAACCCATCCTAGATGCTAAGAAAGAACCATTCTTTATTGGTGATAAGATTAATCCATACGTCTTTGAACTTGCTGATGGACTTGGAAAAGAAATCGATACTGTTGTTAGAGCATGGGCTAAAGATGAATTACATTCAACCCATTGTACCTACCACTTTAAACGTGAAAACATTTCCAGTTCAGGTATCTTCTTGGGTAAGAAAATGTACATTTTGAATATTATTCAAGACGATAAGTATAAAATCGTTGACAAATTCAAATATACTGGTGTAGCTGTTGTTAAAGTTGCTACCCCAAAGAAAGTTAAACCACTTATCAAGAAAGCTATTCAATCCATTATTAAAAGTGGTGATAAGAAGGCTGTAAATAAAATCATTAAAGATACATGGGAAACTTATCAGACGTTTTCAATTGAAGAGATGTCTTCTGCTAAATCATTGAATAACTACGACAAATATTTAGAAAAGTCTTGTGATCTTGTTATGGGTAAGGGTACACCTGCACAAAATAAAGCTGCAATTGCATATAATTTGTTATTGAAACGTTATAAATTAGAAAATAAGTACGAATCTCTTAAAAGTGGGGATAAACTTAAATTCTTTTATGTACGATCTAATAAATGGGGATTAAGTGCAATATCATTTCCTTACAAATTTCCAGAAGAGTTCAAGAAAGACTTTAATATTGATACACAGAAGATGTATATTAATACATTATTAAATCCCATTAAGGCTGTTTTTGATGTAATTGGTTGGGAAATTAAAAATCCAACTAATGAAGAAAAAATTGATTTATTAGACTTGTTTGGGGCTTGAAAAACACCAAACTGATGATAAGATATTGTAAAGGATAAATTAAGTATGACAAAAGAAAATCATGTAATGTTTGTAGACACGTTGGGTAGATTATTGCTTGGTAAGTTACCCGTAACCGAAGGTGAAGAAGGTTCTGATATTGTGAAGATCAAGAATCCTGCTATTATTCATGCGACACATAAACAAGAGGGTGGATTGACTATTACAGTTATTCCTATTGTTTTCCGTGAGTTCCTTGCCGATAAGGATGAAGCGACTATGTTTAATTATGCAAGATCATCAATCAGTATTGCCGATGCTCCTATTTTGGATGCAAGAATTATTGGACAGTATGAGAATATGTTTGCTCCTGTTAAAGATATGATCAATGTTCCTCAACTCGCCCCTCCACCTGCAAATCAGAGTGTAGTACCTAAGACTCAACCGATTATCAATTTATTTGATAAGAAGTAAGGTGTATTATGGCTTGTAAGACTTGTGGTAAAGGTAAACCGAAAGAGAAACCAAAGACCGTTAATACAAAGAACATCAAAGATATTGTTAAACAGATAAAAGAACAAAGAAATATACCCGAAGGTAAATGCGGGTTTTGTGACTAAAGGAAAAATATGGCTAAGAAAAAACAAGTAGAAGAAGAAGTAACAATGAGTGATAAAGAATCCGCTAAAATATTAGCTGATGCTATGGGATCAATCGATAAACTTAATCCTGATGCAACTGAACTAAGTGAGGATTCTTTATCGAATGTTAATGATTGGATTGATACTGGATGTTATTCATTAAATGGTATCATATCTGGATCATTATTTGGTGGTATTCCTGTAGGTCGTGTAACTGGTATCGTGGGTCTTTCTGGTACTGGTAAAACTCTTATCATGAATAAGATTATGGCTAACGCTATCAGAAAGGGTTACAAGCCTGTTTATTTTGATTCAGAGAGTGCATTAGACCATCTTACAGCAGAACGTCTTGGTTGTGATATTACTAAGATTAAACACTGTCCAATTGAGTTCATTGAAGATTGTAAGAATCAAATTGTTACACTTTTAAGTAAACTTATTGAAGCTAATATGAAGCGTAAAGTTATCGTATTTATTGATTCTTTAGGCAATCTTGTAACAAGAAAAGAAGTTGACGATTCTCTTGAAAATAGTGGTGCTAGTGATATGGGTTCAAAGGCTAAGATGTTAGGTAGTCTTATTAGACAAGTTACACATAAGGCAGCAAAAGCAGAAGTTCCTGTAATTTTTTCTAATCATTTAATTATGAATCCTGCTGAAAAGTTCCCTAATATTGTCAAATTACAACCCGGTGGTTTGAAGTGTACCTACTTGCCATCTATTGTATTACAATTATCTACTACAACTGAAAAGGTTGAAGATATGGCAGAAGATAATAAAGCTTCCAAATTATCAGAAAATATTTCTGGTGTACACTTGAGAGCTTTGACTACTAAGAATCGTTTTGCCCCACCTTTTGTGGAAACTACTATGATGCTTAATTATAAGACAGGTTTAAGTAAGTATATCGGATTACTTGAAATGGCTAAGAAATTAGAGCTATTTACTAAAGATGGACATCAATACGTTATGGATGGAGTTAAGATTGGATTCGCCAAGAACTTCCAAGACAGCGCAGAATTTTGGGAAAACGGCCCACTTCAAAAATTGGATGTTTTAATCAAAAAAGAACTTACTTATTCAAATGAAAATCTTACAAAGATACAGGAAGAAGTGGAGAAGCAAGGATAACCCTTGCTTTTCTCTCCAATCTGTAGTATTGTATAAAGATATGAAATTTGAAAGGTTACATGATTAAACTAGACAAAAAGTTGTTCGAATATGTGATTTGTAAAAATGCCATGTTCGACGCAGAGTATTTGAGTTCCATCGTAGATCATTACAATCCACTTTATTTCGATAATGAAGATGTTCGATGCATCTTATCGATTATTGTTGATTTCTTTGGTAAACACAACAAAATACCCAACATGACTGAAATCAAAGTCCTTTTGACTGATGATACACAAAAGGAACACATTAGAAGTCTTTTAGCTATTTTGAAGACCATTGATGATGCTAAAGATTATAACGGAGATGAATTGATCGAAAATACCGAACAATTTCTTCGTGAACGTGCAGTTTATATGGCATTGTTACGTACCACTGAGAATTTATCAAACTCCAATATTATTGATACAAGTGCAATCTTAGAGACTTTCAATCAAGCTTGTACGATTTCTTTAGTCGATGATCTTGGGTTTGATTACTTTGAACGTGTTGATGATCATCTTAATGATTTGAATAAACCAAATAATGTAATTCCTATTGGATGGAGTTTTATTGATGAACGTATTGGTGGTGGTATTCAGGCAGAAGGTAAGGCATTATATGTCTTTACGGGATTTACTAATGTAGGTAAATCAATCTTTCTTGGTAATATTGCTATGAATATCGTCAAACAAAATAAGGTAGTTTTACTTATAAGTCTTGAAATGTCTGAACAGATGTATTCAAAACGTATTAGTAGTTCAATTTCACAAATACCTTATTCGATTATTCATGAACATGTGGACGAATTAAAGACCCACATTATGACGTTCAAAGATAATCATAATGCTAAATTAATCATTAAGGAATTTCCTACCAAAGGTGTTACAGTTAATCATCTTAACAGTTATATCAGCAAATTAATCAAGCGTGGTATCAAACCTGATGTATTGGTTGTAGATTATGTAAATCTTTTCAAGAGTAATAAGAAAAATGTCGGCCTTTATGATGAAGTAAAAGATATTGCCGAACAACTTAGAGGAACTACATACAAGTTTAAATGTCCTTGTATAACAGCTTCACAGTTAGGTAGAAGTGCGGCAGGTGTTTCAGAACCGGGTATGGAAAAGACTTCTGAATCTATTGGTTTACCTTTTACGGCTGATGCACA